CTAGGAATACCCAACAGTTGTTTCATGATCGCTGAAAGCCCTGTAGGGGTTGCTGTGCCCATTTCTGTAAATGACGCAAACTCGTTCACGCTCGAGCGCTGACGGTAAAGCGCCCCACCGTACATGATCGTGCCCAGGGTGACATCGCCCGACGGACTGGTCGTCAGGCTGTCCACGTACCCGGCTTCCTCACGCCGACGGTAACAAAAAGCGTTTGCAGCAGCTGCGCACTGAATTAAGAACGCTGCGTCAGCAACCGACACGCTAGTAAACCCGAGCCAGTCCTCGATCTGTTGATCCGTCACCCAAGTACAGGTCGGGTTTGTGGTGATCGTGCCGACCGGGATTGCAGCTGATCGGTTTAGGTCGTCGCCCTCGTCATAAAACAGCACCTGGTTAAGGATTGGTGCGTCATAGTCAAAGATGAAGTCACCCTCGGTGTCGGTACCTTGGTACTCGAATTGTGGAAGTGCCCTGACGGTGTGTGTGCCGTTGAAACCATGCCCGAGTCCTGTCAGCGTTATTGACTGCCCGACCTCAAGGTCAATGTCTCGCAACAGTTCCACGACCGCATAGTCGTCTATGCGTGTGTGAAATGTGACGCTAGTTGTTGATGTAGCCATGAGCCGTCACCCGGCCCTAGATCAAGGACTAACTGTTATGGACTTAACGAGGTCGCTGTCTGCAATAAACGTTGCAACGTAGCCGTAGTAGCTGAATGTGCGACCGAGCGTGCCTGGTACTTCGACGCTGAGAATACCGCGGATCTGCTCGTAGAACTCAATTGCTGAACCCTTGGCAACAACCATGGTGTTTGCTGCAAAGTTGCGATCCACAACCAGGTTCAAACCAAATGGGTTGAACGTGTTGAGCTGTGTAATGTTTGCGGTTCCTGCAGCATTTACGCCCATGAGACCTGCTGCGCCAGCGTATGGGAAAACTGAACGCTTGTCGCCGTCCAATTGCTGGCCAAGCAACTTCCATACGCCAGGTGCCACGAAAACGTGATCGGGCAAGAAGTTTGACGCAGTAAGAATGTCGGTTGCTGCGTCGTAAAGGGCAGCAAACAGTGTGGACGGGTCGGTGCTGTTGTAGGTCCAGGTTGAACCTGACGCTGACGCACCGGTGGTGATTGCGTCGGCTGCTACGTCGTCAGACTTAAGCAGGTACTGGCCAGCGAGGTCACGCAGGATAATTTCCATTGCGCCTGGGCTGGTGAAGTCAATGTCTTGCACCGACAATGTGACCTGACCAGCAAGCGTGGTCTTGGTTACAACGTTGGAAGCGATCACTGGTGTCGTTGCTGATACTGCGCTTAGTTCAGGTGACTGTGCAGCCACTGACGGGTGCGTTGTCCACGTCGGTCGGATAAAGGTTTTTTGGTTGCCTCCGTCTGGCATTGCCCTTGCGCCTACAGCAGCCACCACAGGCCTGATGTAATTCAAATCTTCAAAAATCGGGCCAAGGACCATCTGATTAAGGAGGCCAGGGGTGTCTGTGGTGAGAGCGTCGCCGGCGGCGGCTTGGAAAGCGGAACGACGCTCAAGCATGAAATCTTGTGCAGCTGCAGCAACGTTGCGGAAAGTTTCCCCGCCAATGTGCATGGCTGCCAGGTATTCGCCTGGGGTAGGAAGATCAAACTTGCGCTTTGGCTGTGCGAACACGGTTGGAACGATCTGCTCCGGGCCTGCTGCTTCGACTGCGATTTCTTCTGACACTGGTTCCTCCTGGACGGATTCTGTTAGATCAAGTTCTGCGTCGGGAGCGGTGTCGGCTTCGCCTTGCGACGCAGCCACCTGGGTAATGGTAGCACCACTAAACGCTGGAATTGGTACAAGACTTAATTCGGACCACTCAGCCGATTTGATCACAAGCACGCCGTCGTCGTCACGGTAGAAATCTTTGGCGTTTACGCCGACACTTACCGAGTCAAGCACGCCTGCAGCGGCAAGGGTCAAAGCCTCGTCACCTGCCTGGGTTTCAACGACGGTTGCGGTAAACAGCATGCCGTCAGGGGTTTCGGTACGGCCCGTGACCAAACCGACCGGTTGTGTTGCGTCATGGTACATAAACAATTTTGGGGCTTTGCCGTCAACTGGCAAGGAACCAGCCAAAAACATGATTTCGGTACCGTCGGATACTACGGCTGGGGTGTTGTACGGTACGGCTATACCTGTGATTGTTCGGCGTGGTTTGTCACCAGCTGCAGCCTCAAGCTCAACTGCGAAACCTTGTGCAAGTTTCAGTTCCATTAGGCGTTCTCCTCCTGGGTGTTTTCTTCAATTAGTTCATCAGATACTTGTTGTGGCTGGGTGCCGTCTTCGCGTATGTATTCCTCGTCAACCATGCCCGCTAAGTATTTCTCAACCTCAAAACGTACGTAGGTGCCACGTGGCAGGACGTTGTTCATGCTAAGTGTTTGGGCGATACATTCCATGTACAGGCGTGCCCCAAAGATGTACAGGTCTTCGCGTGCTGATCGGGCGTTTTGATACGAGTAGGACCCAATGTTGACACCTGCCAGGTATGGCGGAATACCAGCGGTACGGCACAGTTCAAGGGCCTGATAGTTGGCTGATTCAATCATGAGCATGTTGTCGGGCAGGGCTTTGGTTTCGGTGTACTCAAGGTATTCGTTAAGGGCTGCGGTTTGATTTTCGCGTCGAGCTGCGTTAAACGCTGCCGACAGGTCGGCTAGTTCTTGTGCGCTTAACGGCTCGCCACCAGTTTGACGCAGTACGCCACTAGGCATGGACGATTCAGCGTTACGGAAACGGCTTGCTTCAAGCTTAAGCGCGGTTTGAATTACGTTCGTTGACGCGTACACAATGCCCTGGACTGGGCTGATGAATTGCACCAGGTCTTTCGGGTCCATCATTCCGCCCTGGAAATAAACCTGGTTTGACGGTGCGAACCATACCGGGCCTGTCTGGTCTTGGGTGGTCACTGACGCTGCCGGTAAGCGTGTGAACGTGGCAGGGAAACCGTCCTGGGTGCGTGAGCTGATAAACCAAAACGCACGACCGTAGAAGAACAGGTCGTCCAAAGTCCATGCCATGAGGGTTGCGTACGGTATTGAGGGGTCGGGTTGACGTAGCCAGGAACGTGGCGCGAGTTTTTCTTCTTCCATTTCGCGCTCGCCGTCGTTCCAGTTTTCTTTGTACATGCACAGTGGGGTGCTAGCGATAACGCTCGCCATGAGATCACGGCCACGCGCCAACGTCGGTACTGACATTGCTGCGTTACGTTGGGTGCCCTCAATGTACGCGTAGTACTGGCCGACCATGTTAGGGCCTTGCAGGTTCGACATGTAGCCGGAACCTGCTGCAGCTGCTTTGGCTGCGCCGACGGCTTCGGTGCTGATCTGCGCTTTAGTTTCTTTGCGTGTAAAGATGCCCATGAGTCCTCAGTGAGCCTGGGCTCCCGACGAACCCAGACTCTCGGGTATTCTACCCCCGACCTACGACCAGTAAAGGTCTTTGGTTTCTTACAGGTTTTGACACCATGGCAGCGGCCCACACTAAACAGCGTGTCAACTCGATCGGGCCTGGTGACTTTTGTGAGCTCAACACAGCACCCTGCACAGTCTTGACCAGCACTGCGCGGTTGACGTGTTCGGCAAGTATCTGTTCGCCACGGTGCTGGACGCGTTCCTCGAGAATCATTGTGCGCACCAGGCTGGTGTATTTCAGTAACTCGGCGTAGCCAACAACGGTGAACCGTTTGTTTGTGAATGGCGGTAAATGAATCTCGAGCGACGGCGTGACAGCCAGGGTGACTGCGTGATCTGTCATGACACGCTCGACTTCTTTCCAGGCTGCGGTTTCGGTGTCGGTAATGAACTCGACTTTTACGTGTACGCGTGTGCCGTCAAACGCGCAACGAACCCCCACAAACCGTGAGTCGTCAATGCTTGTCTCGATCGCTAACACTCCGCCTGCTGGCATTGGATCGGTGGTTTCTAGTCCTGCCCACACGCCGGGCTCAAGCCAGGACCCTGCAGCTGACACCCATTGGTTTAAATGGGCTCGCATAAATTGCACTTTGTCGGGTGCGTTATGTGCCGATTGCAAAGCCTCAAATGTGATTGTTTTACCCAGGGCAGGGTTAGCCAATGGCCACAGCTCTGCCACGCCAGGGTCCATACCGGGCGGAACCGACCACTCAGCCATGTACAAGTCACTCGAGGTGCCACGGTCAATGATCTGCAAACCTTGTTCACGTAACTGTTGAAACACCCTCGAAGACTCGTCACCAGCGGTAGAAAACAGCAACATGAGCGGGTTAGGTACAGCGATTTGTGACGGCCTTAACGCACCAAACACTGCAGCCTCCGAAAGTGCCCACAACTCGTCACCAAAGATGAAGTCCCATGTGCCGCCGTGTTTCTTACCTGTTGAGGCTGACACTTTCCACACGGAACCGTCCGGGGCGTTGACCTGGTTACGGCCATACGCTCGAGTTATTTTGCACCCAAAGCGTTCCTCGAGAATGTCAGCCAACGCATGAAACGACTCAACCGCCAAACCAAGGTCGTGTGCGGTTGAAAGAATGTTCACAGGTTTGCCAATGATCTGTGGATACACCGTCAACAGCCAACCGATCGCAGCTTCAAGCAAAGTCGTTTTACCGTTCTGACGAGCAACCGACACAAGCCCAGTGCGGTGCACAAACCTGCCGTCAACATGAGTAAAACAATCGTCAAGCACTAACTGTTGCCACGGCATCAACTCGACCTGCAGCTGCGCTTGAGCCCAAGCCACGATCTCAGGGCCATAACTGTTGCCCCCCGGCACAGGCGTACGCAACCTGGGCAAACCCGACTCGATCAGGCTCGAGGCCGTTGCTTCAGGCTGGTTCCTGCCAGTTCCCGCCAAACCCTTTGAGATAGACAAAAAGGGGGGGCTCGGGGTTGATG